TGAAGTGTCCGAGTATTATCCCTGTGCTTACTAAGATAACAATGCAAAAGAACTCATTGTTGACCCAAAAGTCTCTTAAAATGTAAGTCCAGGGTCTACCTCCGATTCGGGACCAAAGAGCTTTATATATATTCATATTATTTGCTGCTCTTAATTTTAACAATCTTATTCAGAGTTCCTTCTCCAATCCATACACTACCGACACCACCATAGACTGCCCAAAATTGCCACGATACATCATTCAGAGTACCGTCTAAAGTCATAACACACATTACAGCCGTCATTCCTAGAAAAACAAGAGGTCTCACCCATCCTTTGACAAGTTCGATAGCAGCTTCTACCATTATTTTTTGTTTGTCATCCATCAATTACCTCTTTTTCAGGTAGTTGCTTTTTAACTGCCTCGTCAATAACAAGCTGTTGTGCAAATTGAAGCACATCTGATAATGCCATACTTCCTATATGGTTTAACTCTTTTGTTTCAGTATCAAACACCATTGTAAATATCTGTTTCATAATTAACTCCCTGTTAATGTTCTTAGAGTTCCTGAAGAATCTCTGTATTTTAAATCATTACCGCTTACCCATAAGGCACGATTGGCATTTCCGTCTGTATCGCCAATGAAAAATTTCTTTCCACTGGATATTATTATTCCCCCAGAACTAATCGCTAATACCTGTGAAGAGTTTATAAAAAACCCAACACCCCCACCTGTTGAGTTAAGTGTTATATTTCCACCAGCTTTTATGGGAATGTCATCTGTTGCTGTTAGTCCTATGTCATTCCCTGCTATAATCCCCACACTCGCCTTAGGAGACTTAATTTCGATACCCCCTGTTGTGCTTGTGCTTTGGTCATTGATATTGATTATCTTTCCTGCTTCAGCAAATAAACCAAAACCCGCTGAAGCTGAATATATTCTGCCGACAGTTGTTGTTCCATTCTTTATGATGAAAGCATTATCAGCGTTGACCTCAATCCCAGATGAGCTAAGAAGTGCCTTCCCTGCACCTGCAATAAGTTCTCCGTTACTACCAACCGAACATTGAAGGGTTTCGTTATGAGAAGCATCCCAACTATAAGTATTAAAACCATCTTTGCTTATCTCAATAGGATAGTCGTTTTCATCTGTTGTACTAGTAGAATTATAAGCTCTTAATGTCAAGTGGTTTATTTTAATCCTGGAGCCACTTGTTGTATCTGAACCCACAGTCGCAACTTTGCTTGCAATAATGCTATTAGCTTGGAGATGTTTAGTTGCTATGGCATTGGAGGCTATAAAATCAGCGACTATATTTTCACCTTTAGCCTTGAAGGGGAGAATTCCGACTTCTGTTGTTGCGTCATCGCTTGATACGGCAATCGCACAAATCAAGCCTTTCGTATCGCTAACACAATTTGAATAAGTTGTTGTTGCATTTAATGTCGCAGACCCTAAAGTGAAATAAACATAATAAACATAGCCTGTTGATAGGTTGCCTGTTGCCCCAGAGTTAATGCTTAAAGTGTCCCCGTCTGCAAATTTAATTGTTCCAGCAGCCCAACTTGCACTTATTGAAGAAGTACTTGTGAATACAATATTAGAATTATAAGGTTGCATTGTCTTTATGAGGTCATCAGCCATTGTATTTGATGGAACGGCACTTACTGAACTAGAATAGCCTGAAGAATTACCAGATAAATCCTTTGCCTTAATTCTGTAATAATATGTAGTCCCTACATTCACATCACTGTCTATAAAAGTTGTTGACCCTGTTGAAGCTATCTTATAAGTAGGTGTTGAAGTCAATCCCCTAAAAATAGAGTAATCCCTCAAATCGAGTTCTGTGTTCGCTGTCCAATCAAGCATTATACTTTTAATTAAACTTGTTGCAGATAATCCTGTAGGAGTGTCTGGGGCAGAACTATCACCAACCGAAGCCTTACTGATTTCGTTGCTCCATTCTCCAACTGTGCCTAAACTTGATATGCCTCTTACCCTGAAATTATAGGTAACACTTCCAACTACAGGGGATATTTTTAATACAGGGTCTCCACTTGTAGGTTGATAGATACTAAAAGACTTATTCTCATCCCACGTATCAGTGGATAGTTTCATTTCGATATTGTAATAAGCACCCTTAACTGCGAGTGCTGCTGTTGGAACGGTTACTGAATATCCTGGGACAGATGTGCCGTCAGTCTGTAAGTCATTGCTTGTTACTATATTTGAAGTTGTCCACGAGATTGTTGATGGCTTATTCTCTTTGTCATCAAGTATATCTGTATTGACTATCGTTTCGCTAAGGTTATACTGAATTCTTCTTGTTTCAAGGTCGAATCCTATTCCAGCGTATGCACCCAAACTCGGTCTACCTGCGTTACTTGTTCTCATAATAGCTCCTTAGACACTAGTTAAATTGTCAACCTAAATCATATCTCCCGGTCTAGTTGATGGAATAATATCATCATATATATCAGGAGCTTCAGTAAATAACGCTCCACCCGGTCTAGTTGATGGAATAATATCATCATATATATCAGGAGCTTTGAATTGCGTCGCATCCTGTTTATCAATTACAGGAGCTTCTTCTTGCATTGGGAAATTAACAAGCCCTCCACCATAAACAGATAAACGATAAACTCCATCTGCTCTTGAATAGGTATGAGTCAATCCCGATACCCTTACTTTCGTATCGTTATAAGCAGAACGCCCTCTCTTATCTCTTATAAGCAAATGGTCGTATAGTTCAATTCTACAATCGTGTGGCATTACTAACCCTTGAGTTAATGCCTCTGCTTTTATTCTTGTAAGTTGGGCATCAGCCCTATTGTTTGCATCTACCGGAATTAGTATTTTAGGAGCTTGGTCAAGTTTTGTTATATACTTTTGGTATCTAGCATATGAATCGGTATCATAGGCTAAACCATATAATATATTCGGCCAGTTATAATCCTTTGTCATATCAGTAGCATTGCAAAAGACACGAATAGAGTTTGGTATAACTTCATTCTTCCTTTCGTTAAACTCATAGAACCAAGGCTTTGTGTCAGAATAAATGGTTAAATCTGTTGCATCTGATACCTGTGGATAAACTATTCCGATATGGTCTTTGGGTAATGGCTTGTAATAGCATTTAGTCATATAAACCAGATATGTTAAAATCGCCAGTTTGCTTTCGTATTTATTCCTTTCAGCATTGATTTCAAAATAAGGTAAGAAGGTATTTATAATTCCGTCATCTACACCAAGAGCATCAAGAGTGAATAACAGGGATGACACACTAGAATCCAAAAGGACAGCCATAATCTCATAAGGTGTATGTGTCCTATCAAATAAGTAATAAAGAGCAGGGTCGGTTATAGCGTTATCAGCCCTTGCGTGTTCTTCATCTAATGATTCAGCCCAACCTTCTAAGGTTAATTTAGTTAATACTCCTCCTGGATAAGACGATTCTACTTGATGTTTGACCCTCATTCTCGGCAAGATACAATATTCATTCCCTGCAGAAGTTACATTTCCAAGCCCGGGGTCAAGATACGTTCCTCTTAAATCTGGGATAGAAGCATCGTGGTTATTTAAGATAATAGTCGATTCATTGCTTCCTGTGGAAGTCGTTACCCCACTTGCATAAGGCAATTCGTTAATCTTTAAATACAGCAATCGTGCAGAAGCGTCAGTAGGACTCCCTGAACAACTATAATCACCGACAATAGCGTGCGTAGTATTCCTGACAAATTGCAGATGGAAATAAGGAGTAAGATTATTTATCTGTGCAGTTGCCAGAGTGGCTGTTATCGCTCCCTCTGTAGTTCCTAATGTACTAACTGTTCTCATAATTATCCTTAATAAGTGTGATAGATTTCTGTTTTGTGTAATTGTCTTAGTCCAGATAATGCAAGCTGATATTGTAATTGTCCCCACTTTTGATAGGATGTGATTATATTCGCTACGGATAACCTTGAATTGATTTCTCTTACATATCCGTTAGACTGACTTAAATATCCGTTAGCTATCTGTATTTCTTTAGTTGCAGATGTGGCATAAGCATTTATGGCATTTACCACATTGGAGATTAAAACACTAGCCTGTGAAACATAAGCATTAGCAGCCCCGAGTTCTCTTGCCCCAATTCCTGATAATAGACTGGCTTCGTTAGACTTCTCACTTATAATCGTTCTGGCATCCGCAAGATAACCTGAAGCAATGTTTAAGTCGTTCCCTGCAATCGTAGAGTTAGCCCCTATGTTCGAAGCATTACCTGATAATGTGTTGATTTCTGATAAGATTACCTGAGCCTCGTTTAATTGAGCATTTGCCGAAGCGTGTAATTGAGATTCAGGGGAAGGACCAACTGTGATTGTATTGTTTAATGCCCTTGCACTTGCTATGTCATCTTTAGCTAAATCAATTTCACCAGCCACTTTCTCTATTTCTGATGTTATTGCCGTTATATTTGTGGCAAGTAACACCCTGCTTAAATCTATATCGGTTATTGCCAATTCGAGAGCATTATTAATTGCTGTCTGTACGCTATCGATATCTATAGCCGACCCTGTTACAGCAGCTTCCAGATTAGTCATAGCTGTACTGATAGTAGTTCCTACATTTCCTATAGCAGTATCGGCTTCTGTTAGCAAGGCTGTTGTCTGAGTTCTTATGCCACCTACATCAGTTACGGCTTGCCCTAATCTATCCGTCATAGAATCAATAGTTGAATTGATAAGAGCCACAGCATCTACCGCAGACTCAATCTGAGTTCTCCCTACGCCTGCCCAGTTCATTGCAACCCGTGATGCTATATAGTTTGCTAATATGCTTTCCATATCAGGGGAGATTGTAGAACACTTAAATGTAACAACGGTATCATTAACTACGGCTTCTATTAATCCTGGAGTAATGGTAATAGTAGCTGCGTTTGTTGTTATATGAACATCTGAAACAACCTTGTACTCTCCTGCTATCTCTGTAAAAGTAACAAGAGTTCCAGAAGATATAATTCCAGTTCCAAGTCCATCTAATACAATCGAAGTCTCACCTACTGCATAACCAGCTATAAGATTAACCGCTCCTTTTAAAGTAGACGGAGGGTCAACTAAAGTATGATATTTATTACAGTAGAGATATACCTCGTCATCTGCTACTGGTATCTGAGTAGTTTTTATATCAACTGTATCTCCAAATTGAGATACATTCCTGTATTCTCTAGGGTCTTGTCCTATCTCATATTCAGCTTTCGACACACGGATTAGATTGTTCACCTCAGATGTATCTATCTCGGTTGAACTAACAGAAAGAAATCTTGACTCCCTCTTTTCGTATGGGCGTACTCTTGATATCTCATTCAGCCCATCTTGCTTTTGAAGATTAAGAGCAGGAATATTAAATATATTCAAGTCTGGGTCTTCAAGAATTGTTGCGGCATCTCTCAGTATTTGCATTGATGTTTTCATATTCGCTCCTTAGAATGGGCAAGATACCCTAAAGTAAACTTCGCATATTTGACCTGTAGATGTAAATAGAACTTCTACTCTGTATGTTTTACCCGGTGTTAAACTTTTTAATACGCTTAGACCTATATCGTCACCGGTTACCGATGGTGAATTGGTTGGCATTGTTACCGAAGTTACATCATCGTTAGTATCAAGGCAGAACACGGCACAACTCACCAAAGCAGGTGAGCCTCCGTAATCAGTCGTGTCAATAGAATATGCTTGCTCTTCGTCTTTCCCTTGATTTTGCAGTCCCTCTAATATTGCCTGTTTCATTCTATCTCCTTGGAAGATTAAATTTGTTATCTCTGGTTTTTGCAGTGAAACTGTTAGAACGTGTTCCTAAGTGGAGAATTCTACGAACTAATCTTGTAATTACTGCAACCACTGTCAAGTTTGTTGATACAGAGATTATCCTACCAAATAATCTTGATATGGTAGAACTTATTACTAAATTAACTGTAATATGGATTGTCTCATTTATATTTTTAATTATACTAACCGCAGTTGTGATACCAGGCATTGTTGTCTTTACCCAAGCCATAAGATAGGCGATAGTAGATGATATAGTTATTCCTGCCGATAAAGCTCTTGTAGCATCAAATGCCCTATCTATCACCGAAGATGTATTTATTCCCAAAGTAGGTGAAACCGAACTGAATGTCAGAAGTGCATCGGTCAAAGCTAGATTAGTTGTTTCCATCCAATCAGCAGACTGTTCTTCATTAAGTACCCAAATTTCATCATAAGAGCCATTAAACTGATAATCAGCCCTGTCTCTACCGATTGTTACATCTACCCCTGTTTTGTCCGGTAATGTAACTGCCATATCTGTAGTAGGCGTAGTACCCACACCATTGAGATATGGGATGCCAGTTCCAGAGTTATAAGTAAATCCTATGCAAGCCTGTGTGTTTAATGCGGGTTTTATATAATTTGTTCTTTTTGTTGCAGAACCAGCTCTAATTCTTAAGTTATAACCATTTTCGGGAGCCCACCAAATACCCCAGCTATCTGCGTCCCATAAATAACCACGAGTAAATATACCTTCCCATACATCGCTCTTATTCTCTACTAGCGAAATGATAGTCAATTCTGTACTCAAAGCATTAAAAGAGGTACTACTGGCAAGCGTAGTAACATCATTAGAGCCGTCAAAACTCTGTGCTTTGCCTATCGAGCCATCTATTTCTAAAGGCTCGTTCGCAGCATATTTTGTACCGTTATTCGCATTAGAGGTACTGTCTGCTATTGTTGATGTCGTTAGGTCGTTGCCGTGATGAATAAAAATGAACTTAGAAGCCCATACAGATTGGGCAGGAGTAGAGCCTGTCAGTCCCACATTCGGATTATCGGGGTAAGAAGATAGAGCCTGTATAATTATGGTTGTAGTAGCAGAAGAGGATATGGTTGGAATTTTAACCCATAGTTCTGCGGCTTCATCCCCTGCATCCCAACTAACAACTTCGACAGAACACATAACGCCACCACAAGTAACTCGTAGCTTCTGGTAGTTTGCTCCAATCTCGTCAAAGATAGCAGATATATCAGCGTTAGTTTTGCCAGCCGAAGTAGATAGATTGATATAAACAGGGAAGTCAGATAAATCACTGTCTATATCGTCAGGGTCTATAGTGGCAGTTAGAGTCCTAGTCCCGATAGCTCTATAATATGTCAAGCCACGTGATATGGTAGAACTTACCACTATATTTGATGTAATCGCCCTAGTATGTGTCAAACTACGTGATATAACAGTATTTACAGCCAATCCAACAGATGTTACTACTGCGCCCTTACCACTCTTGATTATACTAACTGCTGTAGTCAACCCAGATGACATTGCTCTTGTCCAAGTTAATGCTTTGTTTACCGTAGCAGATGCCGCTACCCCAGAGGATAACGCCTTTGCCAAAGTTGTAACTCTGCTTATTACAGTATTTACAGCCAATCCAACAGATGTTACTACTGTGGCCGCACCACTCTTGATTATACTAACTGCTGTAGTCAACCCAGAAGATATTGCTTTAGTCCAAGTTACTGCCTTACTTATCGTAGCGGATGCTGTAAGCAAAGGGTTGATTATTTTTGTATGTGAAAACACGTATGCTATTGCTGCCACTGCTACATCCAAACTAGGGCTTATTGTTCTATCCCAAGCTGCTTTATATGCAATACTAGCTGAAGCGTCAACCCCTGGTGATAATGAGATGGGATAATTAGTAACAGCAGTATAAGTAACAACAACATATACTTGGGAACAATAGATAGTATCACCAGTGCTTTCATTATAAATTCTTACTCCAATTTGGAGAGCATTTATATCAGCTATTGTCCAAGCTTCACCAGTATATGGGTTAGTAGCCCAATCAGCATAATGATTGTAAAAATAGGTATTGTTGTACCCTGTACTACCTTGATACGCCGAATCACTTCCAGACACTTTAATAGCAGGGTATGTATGATTACCTGAATCGGTACCACTTGCCTTGCCACGTACGCAAACTCTTATAGAACTAATTATGACACTAGATACTGATAAATCAGGAAGTGTGTATAAGTCAAGTCCACTCCCGTCATCATAAACATAATCGTCATCATCAACAGTTGATTCATCCACTTTCTGATAATGATAACCATTATTGGGGTACTGACTATCAATATCTCCTATACCAGTAACAGTATAATCAGCGCCAGCACCATTTGGTCTTAATGTTTCAGTACTCATACATCACCTAATTCTTTTACTTTATAATCCGCCATTTATTTGCCTCTTAAAGCCGTTCTAATAATGACTACCAGCCCCAAGATAATACATAAACCGAATAATATTATCTCAGGGATAGCTTCACCGTAATTGTTCATAATTAAGCCTGGTCAATCGTACTTTGTCCATCGATTGTTAAAGTGTCAGTATTTTCCATTGCGAGAACTGCGTTAAAACCACTTTCAATAAAAGTTGCGTCATCATCGTTATTGCAAACGTGAATGCCCGCTACATTTTTAGTAGCTGTTGCTGTGAATACGTGGTCAAAAGTAATCGTGTCTCCAGCCGTGTTGGTCGTATCACCGCCAACTGTATCTATTGCCTGAATTGCAAGTCCTGAGTCTGTATGGTGTGCCGATGTAGAACCGGGAGCGGCAAAAGTTGAGCCTGCGGCTGCTGTAACAACCGTTGCTTTATCAAGACATACAATACTTTCCATCCCTGTTGCCGCTTCTTCTCTCCAGAGTAAAATCAATTCTCCTATACCTTGGTCTGTGACTATATCTGTCTGTGCCATTAAATTGTCCTCCTAAAAATTAGTAATATATTCTCCCTTAATGTTTTATAGATGGTGTCTGGTGAAGGCTCACCAGTCCTGTACCTTTCTAATATCTTTTTGTGTCTGTTGGCTTCTGCATAAGTAACTCTCCGAGTGTGATAACTTGATAGTAAAGCACAGAACAAAGTATCTCGGAAGAACTTCCACATACACCTCGGGCTAACGCCCTGTGGCGGGTCTGGGGGCTGTACACTGAACGTTTTAGCTATTAGTTCACCCTTACCATTACAGTGGCTTCCTGTGACAGTAGTTATCCGTCTTGCCCTGCCTTTTGATTTTGTAAAACTGTCCATTTTATTCCCTGAATGAGGCTACCATAGCAGCCCAACCCTTCCTGAGTTTATTAAGTTTTTCTTCTGACGGTTTACCTCTACCCTCAGTTTCCGATTTCAGAGTAGAAATTAGTCTTGTCCCAAAGTCTTTTGCCTCTGGTATTTCTTTAGTTACAGCGGATATATCCGCTATTTCTTTCTTTAATTCCGGGCTTCTTTTATCTTTCATAATTACGCTACCTCAAGGCACGGGAGTTTAGTTTTATATCACCAAAAACTTTATCGCTATTGGGAAACCCTGTGTCTTCATCTCTTCCAAAATCTGTCATTTAATTTCTCCTACGTTCCTATATAATAAATTGTTACTATCATTGCCCCTGCCGTAACACTGCCCCAATCTGTGCCTGCTGTAACTGTAACTCTCGGTGTCTGTGCTGCTCCCATTCCATCTTGTCCGTCTATGGGAACGCCTGAGCCAACTGTAGCTGCGGCAAAAACTGATTGGTCTACTACTGAACTAAACCTGTCCAAGTCGGCTGCTATACCTACTTGAATAATTGCTGAAGCATCTCCTGCAAATCCTGTGGAAACAACTGCTTTCCAACCAAGAACAATAGCTCCTGCTGGAATAGTCCCCGATGTAAAGTCAATATTACCCAACGCGGTGCCTGTTTCGTCTGTGAAATCCCCAAATGCAAGAGCTTGACTTGCCAATGCGACTACTTTAGGTACTGCTAAATGTACTGTATCTACACTCCCATCAACAATAGATGGACTATCAACAGAATCAGCAGCTAGATGTGCAGCTTGAATACTTCCGTCAACATAAGCTGTACTGCCAACAGAGTTATTTAATATCTCTGAGATTGCCATCTTATACGGTGCACCGAATTGAGGTGTTACTGTTACATAACCAGCCTCAAACTTAATATCTATAATCATATATCCTCCTTTGGGGGAGAGTTTCCCCTCCCCCGATAATTTAAGCGTTGTTTAAGAGAATCCAAGCAGTCCCTATGCCATCATCTGCCGTACAAGAGCAACGTACATAACGCTTGTCGGTTGAGAATCTGACAACCTGAGTGCCTGGAACTTGCTGTGGTACATCCACAACACCGGCAGCACCCTGAGTAGCTGTACCAGTGCCTGAAGTGGCGGTCAGAGTATCTCCAGCAGTGCCATAGACATCCCCTGAATCCATCATCTGAACTACGATGTCGCCTACGCCACCAACAGTCCACAGAGCCTGGTCAACAGAACGTATCTGCCCAGTAGCTCCATCCGAAGTTGCAGTAAGAACTCTTGGTGTGGTAACATCCGCAGCTACGAAAGCTACGGTAGCTACGCAATCCTTGAGCCTATAAAGATAAGGGTAAACTTTCGGGAACGATGCTACTGTTTCCCAATTCCTATCGAGTTCGTCTGAAGCCTGAATGCTTGTAGCACATTCATCTCCATAAGGTGCTGTTGAAGAGATAGCAGTCCATACTTGGGTAGCTGTTAAACCCTTTACACCTGTTTTGTGTATATCTATTACTCCGTTACCATTGGAGTTAACTGTCAGTGAAGTTGCAACCGCATCCGCAGCGTCAACCTCCACCAACGAGCCACTATAAAGTCCTTTTAAAATTCCTGAAGCATCAAAAGCCATATTTTCCTCCCTGTTATTTTTATCGTGCGCTTAAACTTATTAAGATTAAGTGGAGCTATTCGGTATAATTCCATATAACCTACCTAAAGCACGTGGGTCTGCATTCGCCAAGCCCAAAGGCCAGTCAACTTCTGTCCTGTAAACAGGAGAAGCTTCCAGTAAACCCTTGTCCTCAACGTCCATAGGATATTCCTGAATACCCCATAACATATCGCCTATACCGAATTTAACGGCATAGATAGAAGTGCTTTCTGCCGCACCAGCAGCTTCAAGCGTTTCAGTTGAAGTTATGATTTCAGTTGTTTGGTCTGCTTTTACACCAATGTCTATAAGCTGACAACCTGCATACATATCAACCCTGCGGTCAAACATATCTCTGCCATAGTCCAGTAATTTCTCTTTCTTCAAAACTGCTCTGAGAGCCAAAAGCATCTTTTTGTTCATTAGCAAAGCGTTTGGCTGATGTCCCTTAATGGAATATACAAGTTGGTCGAGTTTGGTTAAGAAGTTCAGAGCCTCAGCATCAGAAAGTAAGATGCCATCACCTGAAGTTCCATCACAGTCTATATACTGGTCTGTGTAGCCCTCAGCGTTAATTGCATCTATCCTTTTTGACAGACCCATAAACTCTTCTGGGGCGCTTGTCGGATTTCCATTGATGAATTTGTCATTGAATTTATAAGCCATAGCCTTGAGAGCCATAACCTGAGCGATTGCCCTTGCATCCGCTATTGAGTTCTTCGCCCATGCGATTGCTTTGTCGCAGTCCAGATAGCATCCCATAAGTGAGATGGTTTCTATCTTCTGCTCGAATTTGCCAGTTCCGGCAGCATAGCCTTCATTTATTTTCCTGAAGCCTACACTGGGGAGGTCTTGCATTCTTACGATTGTGGTAGCAAGTTGTCCGATGGTTTCCCACGGAATCATTTGCAAAATGGGTGATTCCTCCAAGAGCGTATCTATAACGGTTCCTCGAAGGGTATCTTTCTCTATCTTAGAAAACTCAGCTAAAGTCCAAGCCATAATTGTTCCTCCTATTTTTTACTGTAAATCTGGCTGGTACGTTCCAGTATATTGCCAGTTAAACCAATGTGTCCCCCTGTAGTCTTACCAGAATCAGGTTCGGTAATAACAGTTTTCTTAGGCAATGCACTAGCAAGCCTTTCGATAGCTGTTTTATCTTTTAATCCGAGAGCGGTTACTTGGTCTTTAAGAATAGCAGCATCTACGTTATTACTTGTAGCTGCTTCCGCTATAGACATTTCAAAGCTCGTTGTTCGTGAAGCAGTGATTGTCTTTTTAAGTTCTTCGGGATCTGTAATACCAAGTTCTTTAAGTGCGTCTATCAAAGGCTGGTTTTGGGTTTTTTCAGCATTAAAAGCTCTTTGTTTATCACCTAACTTCCTTTTAAAGTCAAGCAACGTATCCTTTTCTTCCGGCTTGTCTTTTGTAACATCCGTTAGAAAGGCTAACTCTTTTTCGTCTTGCTCACTTTGTCTGCGAGCCTCTGATTCTAATACTGCTTTCTCCCTTTTTGTTAGGGATTCATCCGTTCTGCCTGTCCTTGATGCGTAGTCAGAGATTGCTTTTCGCTCTCGTGCGATAACCTGTTCTTCTGTAAAAGTTGGGGATGTTGTTTTTGAAGTTTCCTGTGATTCCGCAGGAGCCGTAGACAAGTTTTCAGTCGTCTCGGTGTTTTGCTTATTCTCAGTTCCGTCCATAATGTTTTTTTCTCCTATAATATTTTTTATTCAAGAAATCTTATTAAACTGTTAAGTCATTTCTTTAAACCACTCCTCACTAATTCCGTATTTATCATAACTCTTGTGTGTTCTTCTGTAAGCCTTTCGTGCAGATGTGTCAGCACTACCATCGTCATCTCTCAATAATGAGTATTCCATATCCCAGTAGAAGTATTTAAGATTGTCCTCAGTCACATTACGCAAACTATTGAATGTATTGTGTAATGAAGCTTTTGAACTATCTCTATCCTTATCGTAAACACTCATATCATCTAGGTAGTTAAACCAATTCCTAAATGACTCTTTGGTTGGTAATTCCCAGTCTATTGAATCTTGTGGAATATCTAAATCATTAGCTATTTTAACGGCTTTATTATAGGCTTCCATTGAATACAAATCTGACTTGCTCCAAACGGCAAGTAAAGCGTTAGCCTCCGTGTTCTCTCTTAACCACTCTTTCCTGTCGTCATTTTCCATTTCGCTTAGACTATCTATAACTTGTCTTGCTTCAACAATAGATGTTACATAACTTGGGAAACCCTTGCTCTCAGTAATCGTTGCAGGGTCAACACCTTTGAATTGAGAAGCTGTATCAGAATATAAATCCCCAGTATCATAAATTGGTTCATCTACTCCATACGCTTCATTATCAGGGAATTTAGGTGTGCCTAATTTAGGAAAGTTTTCTGTCCAATCACCTGAATAGGCTTGTATATTAACTCCAAGCAAAGCAGGAAGCGAAATAATAGCACCCTTAAATCCTTGTTCTTGGAATGCTTCGTATATATCCAAAAGTGCAAAAGGAACAAATCTCTCAACCCATGCGCTTGCATCGGTTAAATCTATCTCATCCCCGAAATAGTCTTTACCAGATTCAAATTCCATTAAAGTAGATGCTAATGGAGATGCCTTGCTCTTTAAAAATGTGGTTATTGCTGTTATCCATTTAACATCATATTCCATCTCGGAAGTTGAAACTAAGCCAGTTTTCGTTATAACCCTAGCAAAGAACACTACAAATTGTTGATAACCGCCCCATGGGTCAATTCGTATATTCCCTACTCGTATCTTCATAAAGTTGGTACTACGTGGGTCTTCCTCTATTTCCCATAATCCTACAATAGCACCTAATAACATTATTGAACTAATCACACCAACAAAAGAACCAAAATCTTTCCAAGCCTCCTTCATAACATATTTATTACCAGAGAACATTGACTTTACAGAAACCAATCTGCCTATGTTCAATCTAAGTGAGAAGAACATAGCATTTGCAAAAGGAGCGATAGCACCAAGTTTACCTCCTATTTGTGCCCTACCTGAAGCATTGGCAATGTGTTCCATGTACTGTTGCATATTCTTGTGGATGTCAAATGCCTCACCCTCTTTGAGTGTTCTCTCACCATTTGCATATTGTTCTTGTATTCTTAATTGCGTACCATAGAAACTTTCTATTAAGTCGCATATCATTGAGTTAATTCCTGTTTCAAATGCCCTTTGAGACCAGTCAATCCATGGAAACGCTTTAAGAGCTAATTTTTCATACGCACCTTCTTTATCAAAAAATCCATATTCTTCTGTCTTTAGATAGGCGGCAGTTCCTTTTTTAAACTCCCTCATTCTAAATACATCACCTTGGTATTGTTGGTGTAATGCGAATCCGGTTCTTCTCTTTAGCAGTTGCCATTCCGCATCTGCTGTCGCTTCACTAAAAAATGCGTTCCAGTTTTTAATAAATGCCATCTTGAAAATGTTAGGATGTGAAATAATTAGTGGTGCCATCTGTCTGCCAAATGACATATCGAATGAAGCCTTTAAAGCCCTTAAAAGATTGCCTATGAATATTATATCTTTGCCTGTAGCCTTCATAACTCTAACAAGTAATATCTGTTCTTTCTTGGAAAATACAGACTTCTTATTTATCTCAGTATTGATAGCAGGTTCATAGGAATTGACTCTACCAACACCGTGTGCCATTTCGTCTGCGTAAGCTAACTGGACATCGTATTCACCTTGCGTTATAGTTCCAGCTTTCAAGTGAGCATCTAATCTCTGCTTAGCTATCTTGTAAGTGCCCTCAACGGCTATCTTGACCTCTTGCTTAGTCGGTCCTTCAAATAGTGCCAGTTGTCTGCCAATATCAGGTAAGTCACGAAGTCTATCAAGCATCTCTTGGTCTAAATCTATTGGGTCTCCATACTCTCTAAATACACCTTCGATTATATCTTCAATCGGTTTCTCTTCTTCAAGTACATCCATAATCTCTGGCATATCGCTAAAGACACGCATAAGTCTTGAATAAGCAGAACCACCCTTTGTGCCGGGTTCTCTAGGAATTGGTTTGCCGTCTAAGGCGTGAATAAGAGCTTCCGTAGTGGACATTAATTCGTATGGGTCATTTCTTAAAGTATTATAGACTTTAGCGTGTAATGCTTTTCTAAGGTCTCCTGTGATTTCTTTTAATACTTCGTTATCTACTCGTGGAAGTTCTCCTGACATAATTTCTTTTCGTGCCATACCCTCTGCTGTTTCTGCGTCATATCCTTCAATAATAAGTTCTTGTATTCTAACGCTATAATTGGCAGCCCTCTTTGCACGTTCAGCCTTGCGAAGTTTAGTAGTCAAAGCCATTCTAGCTTCGCCCTCTTTACTTGCTATCAATTCACCAAATGTATTACATATACCGTCTATCTGGTCTGCATTAAGATTACCAGTAGGTATCATAGCCATTACATCACCAAGTTCATTCCACTTGGGAGAACCCGGTCCAAAACCAGCTTCTTTACCTTTTTGCTCTGTTGGTTGTTCTATTTGAGAGACAACTTCATCATAATAAACATCTACAGCTTTTTGTCCAGTTTTATCAATACGCCCTAGTTTAGATTGTTCATTATTCCAAGTTCTTACTTTATCCCATTCGCTTTTACCTTCTGGAGAATCAACGTAATCGCTATATTCTTCTTTTGTCATTTCACTTATACGAGATTCCATTTTGTCTATGGATTGGGGGATTGCTTTGGTTGTTGGTTGTTCTTTAGAAACATAATTATCATAGAATTGTTCGGGAGTTGTTTTTAATGTTTTCTTAATATAAGAGTCTATTTTTTGTGCAGTTTCTCTGCGTGTTAAATTCTGTTCATTAAGACCTGCTTGGTATTGTTCAATAAACTCTGCTTTGCTTAAATTACTTGCACTACTCACAAGCGATTTTAATTCTTGTGGTAATTTTGATATAGTCTTTTCTACACCAGCCATTGTAGTTTTTTTAGTAACCTTTACTTCTGGCAATAGCTCAACACCAAACTCTGTTCTCATTTCATTAATTTTAGTTCGTGCTTCTTCTAATGTATTACCGTAAGTTGTTGATTTTGTTACAGGGTCAGTAAATTGCATTTGGTTTGGAATATCACCGAAACCCTCTTGTACCCCATCATACTTAACCCCTAACTCTTTTGCTATCTCCTCCCCTGTTATGGGAACTTGTTCTTTAGTTATTTCTTCGACCTGTAAATTAGCATTAGCCTCTTTAGCCGTCATTGAGTCTATATCTCTTTGTGAATAGCCTTTAGCCAATAAGTCAGAAGTCATCTTTTTTGTAATCATAAATGGAACAGAAACGCCTTCCTCAACTTTTTCTATCGTACCATTATCAACTTCTTCTTGCGTTTGTTCGATAGCTGTTTTAAAAACATCTTCGTTCTTCTCTAATTCTCTGGTAACAGCGATTGATTCAGCGTGTTCTTCTTCAAAACCAGCTTCAACAAGTTTGCTTGCAGTTGTATCTATATTAGCTTGAATATCAGTTGGAAGCTTAGCTTTCATTTGAGTATAATACGCACCACCACCTAAGAAGCCAAATGGGAGCATAGTTATAGCAACTTGGATTGTAGTCTCTCCCCACCCTTCGAGTAATTCTCTATTCTCGTCAAATGCTTTTACAGTTGCGTTCTGAATAATATTCTGTAGATTTTCAGTTACAAGTTCTGATAATTCAACAGCAGTAAAGGCTTTACCAGCCCCAATTACTAGCTGTTTCTTTGTGCGATTCTTTATTATATGTTTAGTTACTTCTTTAATTATTGTGCCTTTTAACAGCTTCATCGCTGGGGCTAATAGAACTTTACACGTTATACCCACTGAAGTTATATCTAAAGCACTTATAGCTGTTCCAACCATATTAGATAACTGTGTCGCCTCTTCATCATCAATATTGCCTGTTGCCATTAAGTCCTCATAAACACCTTGTACATTAAGTGGCTCAAATAATGCAAAAGCAACGGTCTTAGCTGCCGCAGGATTTTTAGTTACAGCTAATGTAATAACAGCAGCCAATAAGGTTGCAATTGTAGGGATGGCTTTAGGTATTTGACTTGCATAAAAGCCCCAATCCGTATATGTTTCTGCATCTCCTAAATCAGCATCATCATATTTAGTTGAAGCATAGCCCGGATGTTCCTCTTGCCATTGTACAAGTTCTTCCTGATTACGTTCTATATTCTCATTTAACCAATCCGTCAACCAAGGCATTTTGTCAACTGCTTCTTCATTTAATACTATATTCCCCTCTTCATCTTCACTGGGGACGAATTCTATTTGATTGATAAAACCCTTTAACATTGTGAAAAGACCTGATTCGAAAGTAGTAACCGTACTTCTAGTGTTCCATAATACAGAGTGCCACCAATCTTCAGAAACTGTTTCTTCCGGTACAACAGGGAATATGGTATTTATATCTTCGTCTGTCAATCCCAATGCTTTAAGCATTAAGACATTTTCGTTAGTTCTCCCTGATTCATAAACTACATTTATAAACTCATCTGTACGTGCATTATATTCATCTTCATCAGATGAGCCGAAGTAATAATTATACAGCTCTTCATAATCAGTATCGGGGAAAAGAGTTGTTATCCCTTGATAAATATCCAATTCTTTTTGTTCATCTGTTAATGGTTGACCTGTTATCCCTGATATATCCTCAGTTGCTACAACAGGGAATACGATATTTATATCTTCGTCTGTTAATCCCATTCCTTTAAGCATATTGATAGTTTCAGTAGTTCTGCCAGCCTCTTGTACTTTAGTGAAAAATTCAGCCATACGAGTATTATATTCTTCCTCATCTTCTGAGCCGAAATAATAATCAGCCGTATCATAAGCATCATCTTCTGGAAATAGATAGTCAATCCCAGTTATGATGTTAGCAGCACGTTGTTCTTCAGTTGTACCTTCCCCTGTAATCCCTGCATAATCTTCCAGCAATAAAGGGTCTATGCTTTCACTTGCTATCTGTGAAAACTCATTATAAGAATAATCCATACCTTCAGGGGAAGTGAATATATCATCATCAAAAGAATCAGAGCCGCCGTTATTCCATATATAACCGCTTGACAGTTGAACTAAATCGACATCACCCCCTAGTTTCCAGAGCCAATCAGCCGAAGGGGAAACGCCCCTTGCTATTGCAAAATTAGACGCAGTTTTGGCTAGCTGTGAGTTCTGATACATTAAATCTGCCGTCTTAATCTCTTGAGTTTCAATTGGTTCTTCTATGATAGGTTCTTCGATAACAGGCTGTTCAATTTTAGGTTGAGTACCCGGAACACCTGCAAGAATAGCCAGTTGTTCGCTCAATTCGTCTTGGTTTAATGTGGTATCAGTTATAGGAGGCAATTTCGGTTTTTTTATTTCAATCTGATTAGCCATTTATTCACCTTGTACTATAGGTTTCATTACCTGTTTTCTATTAACTGTCTTACTTGTTGGCATTGCTTTTGGAGCCTGTTTCACCACTGGTTGCTCAGGCATAACAGGGGATTTGTCTTTCGCAATATTTAAAATCGTATCTTTTATTGAAGCTTTATCCAATCCCTCTGCCATAGGAGTAGCCTCCATCTCTGCTTGTATTCCGTCTAAGAACTCCTTGCGTGTCATTCTAGCCATTTAACTACTCCTTGTGGAATCATTACCACCATACAAAGCTAAAGACTGTGTTGGGTTCTGTGGGGCAGTTGAGCCACGTTCTATATCTTGATTCAATGGTTGAGTTTCAGCTAATTTTTCCTGTTTCAATATGCCAATGATTTTCCCATATATACGTCTTACTTTAATATCTGAATCATCAGAGCTTTGTTCAATTAAAGATAACCCTTGTTCGATTAAACCAATTACAGGGTCCACACTTTCAGCAAGTTCTGCACGTTGTTTCTGTTTCTCCCCATCAGGGTCAGACAAATGTAGTATCTCTCTGCGTTTATAATCTTCACTAACAAGAGAGCCGAGTACATTCGATATAGTACCTTGTGCTGCTATATCCTCACTTGATAAACTATAGAATCTATACTTGATTGAATATTCACCCTCAAGGTCTTGCGGTTTATATTCTCTCTGATGTCCAAGTTCTCCAAGTTTTACTGTTTGAGCAAGCCCTATAACTTGTCTAATTCTCATAGCACTTGAACGCTGTAATATCTGGTTTAAAGCTAATAGCCTATGATATTGCATCTTGTTTCTATTAGTTGACAATCTTGATATAGCAACAGCACTTAATGGAAAAGGAATATCTCCTAAATCAATACTGTTAAATGTAGCTTGACTAATTAGCGTATTGATAATCTCTTGATACTTAACTGTGTATTGTTTAAGGTCCCCAACATTAACAGGTTGTAAGGGAATTTCTACAGAAGCTATATCGCCTGCTCCTGGATAAAATGGAAGTTCTGCTTGGCGAACTCCATTTGAAGGATTAGGTAATTGAAGTGGAGGCTTATTCGCTGAATAGTTCTGTGTTTTGATTACAGTAGCTATAAAGTTAGCTTCGTCAAATAATTCCCTACTGGAATGAAATATAGAATCCCATTTATATTGTATAGAGTTCTTTTCTCTTAAAGCTGAACCGACTGCTACACCTTGAAATACGATAGGAACAAAACCATAATCATTAGCTTGGTCTCGGACTAATTTGCCATCAACCCAAGTGTATTCCCAATCAGGAGTCCATAAATCAACAACTTCAGCTTCAGCACTTCGAATGGTAATATCGAACTCTGCCTGTATATCACCCTTTGTTCGATTATACGTAGGAGCACCCCAAGCTAACCCACCTTTACCAAACTCCCAAGCAAACCAGCGTGTATCAATCGGTCTTACATCTGCTATAAACTCTCCATCTTTATCTACTCTCAGTAGATTCATTTCAGCAGCAGAACCACGAGAACAAACATAATCTGCTAGTGTAGCAAACTCCTCGCTCTCTCCGTTTTCTGTTAATCGTTTATCTATCTCGTAATTCAAATCATCAAGAAATTCCTCAACCTTAGTTGTCTCTTTGTCGTTTGGTTTCTTCCCGGAAACAACTGTCTGCTTTGTTACGCTAATAAGGTTAGAGATAGCAGATTCAATATAGAGTTGCCCGATAGGCAATGTGACATTAGCCATATCTTTCTCATCGTTCTTGCCATCAATAGCTTTCATTTTATATGGTTCATTATTTATACGGTCTTTATCTTTATCTTGTCTTAAATGAAGTGCTGATAAATCGCTCATACACCCCTTGACTTTATTCAACCATTCACTTGATGTTAATTTAGCTGTCTCTTTAATCTTATCCACTTTAGCTCCTACCAATAGCGTTTAACCTGTCCGATTGTTTGTCTAATAACCGTTGTTGGTGTAAAATCACTCAAAATATATCTACTAGCATCCATTAAATGATACTCTGACTTATTGTGTATCTGGTCTATCGGCTCATAACTCTCGTTTAATTCATAAGAATAAGATTGAAATTCGTCTATCAAATCGTGTAAATCGCTGAATACAAACATCTTATTCAATTTAATTAGTTCATATACCCTGTCTATCCCTGTCTCAACAGCGTCTCTCGGTCTTGAAAGAAACAACGATGGCTCTAAGATAATCCAACCTTGTGCACAATAAGCATCTCGCCAACCACCCTCTTGATGGTTTCCCCCAACTCGCTTCATTATCCTTTGTTCTCCAACTACATTCTTCAAATCATTACATTGTTGGAATATGCCTCTTTTGTCTGCCGGCTTATATGTATGAAAGGCTGTGTAATCGCCTGTGGCGGGATTCTGGGCGAAAAAAACAGCGGCAGGGTTAACTCCCCCAAAGTCGTGTCCAACGTACACCAGATAGTTGTCAGGGATAGTAAATCTCGGTATAATATGACACGGTTGAAAGCAATCATAAATCACTCCTGCTGGCTTAGAGAACTTTCCCCTATAAAACATATCGAATTTCCAAGAAGGCATTGTCTTTCTTGCCCTCTCGTATTCTTCTCTGGGGAATGAGGGATTGGCTATCGAATCAAACTCTATAACTGCGTAATCCTTATCACCGGCTATCCATCTGTCATATACCTCTTGTTTAAACCACCCCATATTGTAAATAGTAGTCCCAAATAAAACCCTTCCCCTCGACAGACTTAATCGCCTTAATACAGCTTCATAAGTCCCTCTCTTGAATTGGTCTTGTCCGGCTTCATCTAAAACCGCAGCCTTAGCCGTAGCCGATTCAATGGATTCAGGATTGGTTGCAGAGAAAAAGATTATCCTTGTCTTTCCATCGTAAAACTCAAATATATGCTTCGTTCCTTTATAATCCCCAAGATTCAATAACGTCTTAAAGAAATATATAAATTCCGGTAATAACTTCAAATCCAATAAAGGATATGTAGCAGTACCTACAAGATAATCACCTTCACCACATTTCTGTATCTCATTGTATAACCAGATAGGCTCAAGACAAGTTTTTCCACCCTGTGTTCCAGCCTGCATTGATATAAACCTTGCCGTACTATTCAATGCCTTAGCTTGCCCTTCGTGTGGGTTTATCTCTAACTTCCCATTATTCAATTCTATAAACGGTTTTATTTTATTCATATCTATTTACTTTGTTTTGTAATAATCGTGTGCAATTTCAATATATTCAGGGGCAGGGATTTGAAATACATTCCCAGTCTGTACAAATTCAACCATAACAGCCGCAACTTCTACTGCGTGTTCAAATGAACTATTAGGATATTGCTCTATTACTTTATCTAAATAGTATTGCCTTAATTCTCTATCTTCCATATTTACATCCTTATGTAATGTCGTTTGATTTTAAAATATGTAAAATTGGCTTTTCTTTTTTTACTTCTTGGCTGAAAACTACTTTGTGGATTCAACCAGTCCCTCGTCATCTAAATTACACCAATATAAACAATCACTCAAATCTTTCCATCGCTTGCCTTTGGCTTCTTCACTAGGTTTGACTTCCTTTATTATATTCAGAGCAAACCACATTCTAGCCTTAATTGTTAAGTCGTGTAACCCTTCTATTACATCACTCGATTCATATAAAAGAGTGCTTAATACCCTTAGTTCTTCTTCACTCTCTATTATCACATTTATAGGTTTAAACTCTTTCTTTTCTTCTCTATACGCTTTCATATTATCTCCTTTAAAATACAAATAAGATTGCTTTAAAATACGAATAAGATTGCGGAGTACCATATACAGTACCTCCGCGACCACGTCTCTATAAAGTACCCCCCTAGGGGGTGGGGGTGGCTCTGATACTCTCTCCAACAAGCTCTTATAATTTCAAGCTCTAATCAATGGTATCACCAAGCCAACCAATGTATATGTATGACAACACACGAGTACATCAAGCAATAGTAATCTACCACTTACCTGCTTTAAGGGGTTATATATCCATTCTGTGGCGTCATATCTAGGCACGAACTACCAATGTATTATGCTTTTACACACTCGAGTATCTTTTCAACCTTGTCGAATGTTGGACCGTATAGCCCGTACCTCATTGACTCATTGACATTGTGCGACTTCAGCTCTTGGGCTATCTTCTCAATTCGTTTCCGTTTTATTGGGTCTGTTATTGCACGGACTATTGCCGGAGGAAAGTCGGGATGCTCCTCCTCAATTATTGGATGCCAGTATTTAGTGTCTGGATGCCAGATTTGCCCATCTGAAAGTGTCACTGATTCAGGGCAAGGCGTAACGCTTTTTTTGTCCTTTAATGATGTTACGCCTTCAGATGTTACGCCTTTTGTTACGCCTTTTGTTACGCCTTTTTTGTTCAATCGGCTCTTTCTCATACGCTCAGCAGCAGCTTTGTTTGATTCGTTTATATCTTTATACAATTATCTCCCCTTCAATTATATTCTCTTTTATTTGTTCACCGGGCATATTTATAACTATTTGTATAGCCTGTGTCGGTCTGCTAGTCTCATCATAAACGTGCTCCATCTTGTTCAATTCCTGTATTGCTGTCACTGGATTCGTTGAAATATCCTTGTTTTTTGTAGCTAATTCGCTTAAAAACTCCTTTCGCTTTGTTACTGTCATAATATTCACGACTGAGACAGCACTATTAAGCTCTGCCAGCCTTTGGGATATTTTAGGGTTTGCGGATAACTTACACGCCTCTACATCAATAGCGTCTAAACTCATATTCTTACAGTTATAATTCGCTTGATAGGATTTCCGTTGGGTCATACCTTTGAATATATCAAGCGTAAAGCCTTCTTGTTTTTGTGTTAACTTAGTCATTTGTTATATCCCTTTATTAGTTATTACTTTGGTACAGCAGAGCTGTTGATATTATACGAGACATCAGGGTATGGTCGGAATGGCTACACTACTCATCTACTATACCCTTGAAAACCTTCAACTAACTATTTTTAAAAAATACTTGTTAAAACCCTTAAAACCTATTGACACAGCTACATACAACCTTTATAATGAATGTAGATAAAATAAATAGGAGGATAACACAATGAAAAGCAAATTAGAAGTAGAGTACACGGTAGCTTTGATTAAATGCCCACACTGTGAAAAAGTCGGATTGAACCAGCAAACAGGCGAAAACAAATTCTTCTGTAAGAATTGCCAGAGACCATTCGAGAACGAAAATACTAAAGAGCAAACAACCGATATACAACCAGTCCCCAACAATGTTAAAAGCTCACAATTTGGATGTATGAATTGTCTATGGTACGGTTGCGAAT